TACCCCTACCTTGATTATCGTAGTACCCCTACCTTGATTATCGTAGTACCCCTACTACGGAAATCAAGCACCATACTCTAGGGGATACTCTAGGGGATACCCTAGGGGATACTAAAGTAAGACGGCTCCGCGGGGAGCCGCATTGCGTTCCGGAGGGGAGCCAATCCCAACCCAACGGGGTTGGGAGCTTAGACCGATCAAAGCTGAGCCTCGATGGATTCGGTACTGCGTAGTGGAGCCATGGGATCTGACCTGATGCTTCCGGAGCTTCTTCCATGGCTCTGCGCATGGAGGTGGATGACGTCTTGTTCTCGATGCTGCCCTTCGGGCCTTGGTCGCGATTCTCGGACTGAATGGGCATGGAGGAGAGTTGGTCCGTGCTTGGCTTGGGTGGGCCTCTTACGGCTTGGTGGTCTCGATGCTTTTTCGGTGCTTGTTTGGGCTGGAACGTCACTTTCGTGCGTAAAGGCCTTTCTGACGGGCTGTCATGGGCAAGTCCTGACGAGTTATCGGGTTTGGCGGGAAAACCGGTCTGAGGGGTCTTTACGTGCGTTCTGGAGGCATGTGCGGCAAAAAGCGTGCGAGAGGAATACCAGTGGATGCGTGGATGGTGTAAAAGAAGAACCCCATCACGGCACGATGTGCTATGATGGGGCTATAAATAAACAAAGCCAAGTATAGCACATACTTGGGTGCGGAGGCACGAAAACTCCCTAGCCAGATCCCTTGCTTGGTTAACGGGACGGCGACTCACACTCGCCGATACACACGTTAGAGGTGCAGGTTCAACCGACCCAACAGACGATGGTGGAATAACCGGGATGCCGACACCATCACATCACCAGAGATGTAGCGCGATCTGCTGGGGTATGCCGCATCAGTGGCAGTAATGCACCACTCTTATGACCGACGCCGTGCGACCGAACGACCGACGGAAACAGTCATCAAGCCTTAATCTGAAGCGTTTAAAACTTCAGCTCTTAAGGCTTACTCTCTCTACCAGAGCTCGCTCACTCCCTCAAGAAACACACAGCGGCGGTTGGGGTTGGGTGGTTTCGAGGGGTGGAACGTAGTGTACGGGACACGCCGGTCAGCCTGACCCCGATGCTATTCGATGCTTTGTGGTATACTTGAGGCAACGCAATATTAAGAAAGGATTGACATCATGAGCGTTTATGACACCATCGGTAATCTTCTCGTCGAACGGTACGGCGTCCATTTCAGTGAGGAGGGCGAACAGAAGTCGAGGAAGTTCTTCTCCGGCCTGTGCGCGAAGTTCGGCGATGAGGAAGTGCTCGAAGCATGGGACATCGCAAGCAAGCGTTACGACAATCCGGTGACCGCGCTCTCGAAGCTCGGTGGCATTCTCTATAATCGCAGCCTCTTCAGCTCTTTCATCGAGGAGGCGTGACATGGAATCCTTGGAAATCAACTTCGAGATCGCGAAGATTGCCGGCGTCAACGCGGCTCTCGTTCTGAGTCTGATCGCCCGCCGGACGGGGACTGTCACTCCGGACGGCATCTTCTTCGACAAGGACTGCGTTTGTATGCGAGCATCCATGGAGAACATCTCCGAACGTATTCCGTTCCTGTCCGTTTCCGCGGTCCGTACCGCCCTCCGCAAGCTCAAGGAGGCGGGACTCATCACCGTGGAAAACTTCAACGCGACCCCATACGACCACACCAAGTGGTATACGCTGACGGGAAAAGCAGAAGAACTTATCAACCCGTCGGCGTGTCGTTAGGAAAGCGTGATATACTAGAGACATACACCATTTCAAGTGCTCCACCGCTTGAGTGGAGCACATAACTTGAAATGGTATGAATCCCATTGATTGCCACCGGGTGGAGACGGTAGCAGTCGGTGGGATTCACTTATATCAAAGGAAAACATCATGTCAGCTGTCAAGGACAACAACTTCGTCACGATCCAAGGATGGATGCGCACCCGCCTCAACCTCAAAGGCAACGAACTACTCATCTACGCGCTCATCTACGGCTTCTCACAGGACGGCAACTCAAGATTCACCGGCAGCCGAAAGTACATCGCAGAATGGTGTGGTTGCTCGCTCGATACCGTCGACAGGTCACTCAGCTCACTCATAAGCAAAGGACTCCTCGCCAAATACCCCCACACGGACCAGAACGGCAGCCGAGTCGTCGACTACGCCGCCATCCTGACGGCAATCGCAGCCACCACAGCTCACGCAGCCACCACGGCCCACACAGTCGCCCTGGCAGCCGCACAAACCACGGCTCCCGCACAAGCTCCAGCACAGGGCCCATGGTGCAACACCACGAACACAACCACCGAACAGTTCCAGACACCGACCGACGGACCCCAGCCGCTCCTAGCCGAACCGGAACCAAAACCACAGCCGAAGAAGCCGCGTAAATCCAAAAGCTTCGACGACATCATCGACAGCTACACCAGTGACCCGGAAACCAAGGATCTGCTAGGCGCATGGCTCCAGAACCGCAAGGCCAAGCGGGCCGCAATGACCGACCGAGCCATCCAAAGCAACATCGACGTCCTCGACCGATTCGCACAGGAAAGCCGAATGAGCGTCAACGACTACCTCAACGAGGTCGTACGCCGCGGCTGGACGTCCTTCTTCGCCATCCACAACTACCAGCGCACCGGATACCAGAAGCCACAGCCACAGCAGCAGATAATCCGCACTCCGGAAGAACAACGCCAACACGACGAAGAAGTCGACTACTTCCTGAAGAACTGCGTCTTCTAACCCCACGACACGCCGATGATGCAACGCCAGTAATACGCGATATATCATTGTTATAAAACAACAGAAAGGACCACAATGAACATCGACATCATCGACACCATCGGAGCACGAGCCACACGCCAATACTCCGAAACCGAAGGAGACTACCGCAACGAAGACGGACTCCTCATGTGCGGCAAATGCCACACCCAAAAGGAATGCACCCTGACCAAGCGCGACGGCACCACCCGCACCGTCCGCTGCGCATGCGAATGCAGCGTCGCACAAAACGCACGGGAAGCCGAAGAAAAACGCAAACGAGACCGCATGCAATACCTCGACGGCATGCGACGCACCGGCTTCCCCGACGCCGAAATGCGCGAATGGACATTCTCCAAATCCGACCACACCGACCATAAAAACGAAAACATCGCACGCAAATACGTCGCAAACTTCGACGCAATGCGCAGCCAAGGCACAGGACTGCTCCTCTGCGGATCTGTAGGCACCGGAAAAAGCTTCCTCGCAGCAGCCATCGCCAACGAGCTCATCAGCCAAGGCACGCCATGCCTGATGACCAATTTCAGCCGCATCATCAGCCGTATAAGTGAGAAATTCGGCGGAGACCAGAAATACCTCGACGACCTCAACCGCTTCGATCTCCTCATCATCGACGATCTGGGAGCTGAACGCGACTCGGAATTCACTTGGGAAAAGGTGATGAACGTCGTCGACGCACGCTACCGTGCCGGACTGCCACTCATCGTCACGACCAATCTCAACCCGAAAGACCTCTACGATCCGTCCGACATCCGCCGTCAGCGAGTCTTCAGTCGTCTCAAGGAAATGTGCATCTTCCTTGAAGTCAACGGGACCGACAGGCGAAGCAAGAAGATGCAGGACAAGCTGACGGCAGCCAAATCACTCCTCGGTCTCTGACACAACCAAGGCGACACGCGTAAAAAACGTGCCGCCTTTTTTTTTGATTCTTCGGCGTGTCACATCTCGTCGCCGGGTATAGTGATACATATCAGGCAAGGAAAACGCCAAGCCACGAAAAAGAAAAGGAAAACAGAAAATGAGCAACTACACAGCCCTGAAAACCCTCTTCGCCACGCTCCACGGAAGCCTCCCCTACGAATACGACGAGAAATACTTCAACGGCGCAGGACTGGAAGACGCCATCATCATCACCAAAACAAACTCAGAACGCAGCATATACATCACCGAAAACATGCCCCACGAAAACGACATCTTCGACCTGACCCTATATGACGACACCTGCGACGACGACCCAATCGAAATATGCCAATGGGACGCCGACGACCAGGACCTCACCCTCCTAGACCTCATCGCCTACATCGAAAAAAGCCTCTAACCGACACCAACACAAGAAAAAGGAAACAAAAATGGCCAACAACGACAACACCAGGGACATCACCCACGAACTGGCAGACACACTGACGTGCCTCGGCGACGACTACACGCTAGCAGGAACCGAATGCGACCCCGGCGACTCAGCAGTGCGCATCATAAAACGGAACAGCGAAAAGACCCTATACGTCATCGCCTACAGTGAACCGGACGACACCGAAATGAGACTGTACGACGAACACGACGACCTAATCGATCAACGCTTCCTCTACAATGGCACACTCAACAATCTCACCGCAGAAAACATTGCGGACGACATCAGAAAACTATTCTAGGAAAGGCTCCGACCATGGGAAGAAAGAAAACGCAGGAACCGGTCGAAATCGACCTCAACAACCCAAACATGATGGACTGGATCAACGAGATGCGCAACAGTCAACCATCAGCCGAGGAACGGCGCAAGATCAGCGACTACCGATACTATCGCCGTCACAAGGAGGAACGCGCCGAAGCCAACAGGAAATGGAGGGAAGAACACGCCGAACACTACGCTGAAAAACAGAAAGAATACCACTCCAAACCGAAAGTCCTGAAAAAGAAGCGAGAAGCAGCCAAGGAACGCTACCACACCGACAGCGAATGGCGGGAGGAAATGCTCGCCAGACAGAAAGCCAGATACCATTCGATGACCCATGAGCAAAAAGCCGAATACACCCGGAAACAGACCGAGCGAGCCCGAATCCGACGGGCGAAAGCCAAAGCCGCAAAACTCGAATCCGAAACCAGAAAGGAGCAATCATGAACGATAACGTCAACCACCCAGCGCATTACGCCAGCCGCAACATCGGATGCGAATGCATCGCGCTAGCACGACGGCAAGCCTTCTGCACAGGCAACGTCATCAAATACCTATGGCGAGCCCCATTCAAAGGCCACGAGACGGAAGACCTGAAGAAAGCCATATGGTACGCCCGGCTCGCATCGGAAACCGGAGAAAAAGTGGTCAAGACCGGCCAGTGCGACGTAATCCTTCACCGGCTCCTCCTCTCGACCACAGGCGACGAATACACCGCATGGGCCGGGCTCAGGCAATCCGACTGGAACATGACCATCGAAGCCCTGGAACGGATGATAGGGAAGGAAGAAGCATGACGCACAAGCTTGAGGGAATATCAATCGACCGGTTGATGGTGGAGCATTACCTCTTCGACCTCGGCCAGTCGGTCGAAAAGACCGCCGAAATCCTTGCCGAGGACGAGGAACACGTCAGAGAGATTCACGACAATTATGTAAAATTCATCAAGCCGATAAGGAGGCATAAATGAAGAAAACAGCGGAAGCCCAGATCATCAAATGGTATGAGGACGGGCTGACGGTCAACGAATTCGCCCCGCTCATCCCGCAGTATTGCAGGCAGGAAATCGAAGCAGTCATCAAGAGATACGAAAAGGACAGGGCATGGGCTCGAGTGACGGAATCCTTACTGCATTGATCCTTGCGCTCACCGTGTTCATCGCATGGAGAAACCGGTGAGGGCGTGATCCACCTCAAATCTGCGGCGTGTCGCAATTGTGCCTCACGCCGCATTATGTTATATTGGAGATACCAAGCGATACGCTTGGCAAACACAAAGAAAAGGAAACCAGAATGACCCCCATCACCACAGCCGAAGTCAAGACCATGATGCACGACATCGATGTCCGCCTCGACCGCAAAAGTCACTACGACGAATGCTTCGGCCTCTACGGACTCACCTACCACGTCGGCCCCCACAAATACGTCGCCTTCGAAGACTTCTCCCGCACCTTCGAAGAATACGAAACCGACCACAAAGACTCGGATTGGGCATGCTACCTCTACATCCTCGCCAAGAACCAGCCCGAACTACTCGACTTCTTCACCAGGGTCTACAACTTCGGAGGAATGGAAACCCTAGAAATCCTCATCGACAACCAGACGGAACACGGCCACCAGCCGACCGTATACACCCTCCGGAAACACTGACCAAACCACACGGAAAACAACGAAAAGGACACGAGACAAATGGAAAACAGCAACCTCAACAAGAAATTCATGCAAGTGCTCAACGAAGTCCCGAACTTCAGCACGGACGAAACCGCCAACGCCGGCAGCCGCACCTACAAATACCTCAACCTCGCCACCCTCCTCAAGAACATCAAACCAATCTTCGAGAAGTACGACATCGCATTCTCCCAGAAAGTAACCTTCGACGGCACGGGAGACGGACGACAGATCCTCGGCACCGTCGAAACCATCATCTTCGACGAAAACGAACAGCAAACCGTCTGCTCGTACCCCTTCTTCGTCACCGGGGACCCACAGCAGGTCGGCAGTGCCATCACCTACGCCCGCCGCTACAGCCTCACCACCGTACTTGGCATCTTCCCTGACAAGGACGACGACGGAAGCTACGCCAAGCAGCAATACGACAACGCCGACCGGCCGATAGGAGCGGACCAGTACGCTACGCTCGTCAAGGCGATGGACGCGCACCAGCTCCCGCCGGAAGCACGAGGAGAATTCATAAGCGGCACTTTAAACCGCCAAGTCAAAGGATGGCGAGGAATCACACAAGCCGACCTATCCAAGCTCATGGACGCCATCAACAAGATGTGACACAGACAAGCCCCGACATTACGTCGGGGCTTTCTTGTATCTAAATGGCATAATAAAAAGCCTCCAAGCTTATCACTCGGAGGCTTCTACCGTCAGCGTCAGTTACAAGGAGATCAAGTAATACCGATTCCCGTCGAGGGGCCCGAGACGGAATCCGTAGTCGGCGAGCTTCTCATTCGCGGAGGCTTCCCATTCATCTTCATCAGCACCGGAGATGCCCTCGATACGTTCGGCGTCGTCGATATCGCCTTCCTTGACGTCGATGAGCCAGTCGAGGTCTCCATTGAGCCACAGGCCGCGGTAGTTGGCGTCGGTGATGAAGATGGTGCTGGGGTCGCCGTACCCAAACACCGCCATCGGAGTGACAATGACCTCCTCGTAGGTGTCGTAGTCCTTTACGGTGATTTCCGTGGTGTTCATTTCAATTCCTTTCCTTTGCGGTTGACATACCCATAATATCATTTAGGATAACGCGGCACGCCGATACGGTAACAAAAAGAAAACGACACGCCGACATGTCACCTCACTTCCGCATGTGATACAGTAAGAATATCACCTCAAGAAAGGAACGACAATGAAAATCATCAACCTATCCCAAACCAACAACACCGACGCATGGCTCCAAGAACGCACCGGACGCATTACCGGCACTAAAAGCGGCAGCCTAGCCCTAGCCCACTATCAGCAAACCGACACCAAAAAAATCATCAAATACCGGGACAAGGCACTCGAACAAGCAAAAAAAGCAACATCAAAAGATGAGACCGAAGAACACTTCCGGACGGCATTAAAATACGACGAGCTACTCACCGAAACCGAAGCAAAAAACAAACGCCTCAAAGTAGGCATCGACTTCTGGAAATTCCTCGCCGAAACCATGGCCGAACAACCAGACGGAGAAAACCCCATGGAACGCGGCCACAGGCTCGAACCAGAAAACATCCAACTCACCCTCCAACAACTCGGATACAAGCAAGAAGACTGCATAACCGACTGCGGCATCTGGGAAAGCGACGAAGACGACCGAATCGCATGCAGCCCAGACGCCTACCAGAATTCGGCAACCCCGACATGGGCCATCGAATGCAAAAGCCTCGGAAGCGCCTACCACCTCCAAGCCGTCATCCCATGGATGGTCCACTCACAGCGCATCCGCCAACGAGAAATACCAGAAAACCTCGCCGACGCAGCCGCACAAGTACTACCCCCAACAGCAACAAGCCTTAAAGCCACCAACATGGACTTCATCCCGGACGCGTACCGCGCGCAAGTGCTCCAATACTTCGTTGTCTGCGACACGCTCGAAACCCTCTACTTCTCAATGTACGATCCACGAGTCTATGGAACCGCACGACACCAAGTTATCCCAATCAACAGGGGAAGTATCCAACCACTCATTACCAGCCACAAACGCAAACAACTCAACACATTGCACATCATCGACACCATCACGGAAGCAACAGGAGCATCATTCTAATGACCATCGACACTCTCCTCAACAGCTCGGACATCTACGTCCTATTCGACGGCTGCCCCACATGCCGGCCCGAAACCGCGAAGTTCCTGGACTCATGCCGCACGACAGCACAATGGATGTGGAAACAACTACACATCGTCCCATCCGGCAGCCCGACAGCAGCCCTCATCCGCACCATCGCAAAAAACCAAAACAAACCAATCAGATACCCCCTGATACTGTCCGACGGGATAATCCACCACACTCCAGCAGAAATCATCACGAACAACGAAAGGACCGCAAAATGAAAACCGAATGGTGGACCGCAGTCATCACGGCCGGCCTCACAGCGGGATACGCAACCACGGTCAGCCAACTCTCCCCCGGCCCCGGAGATATCTTCGCCAAACTCCGAAAACAACTCACCACTAAAACCGAAAACGCAGACAACAACACCATCCGCAGCCTCGGCACGCTCGCCTACTGCGGATGGTGCCTCAGCCCCTACACGACACTCCCCGTATGGGCTGCGACAGCGAAGATCCACCACATCCGCTTCGGCATCAAATGGCTCACCGGATGGGCCGTAGCAACAAGCATCGCAGCCTACTACCGACACCAAGCAGAAAGCAGCCTCTAATGGACACTCCGAAACTCCACGTACTCACACTCCTCCACCTCGCGGAAAAACCAATCACCCAGGAACGACTGACCGACCTGGCCAAAACAGTAAGATACCCCGACACGCCACAAAGCCTAAGAAGCCGCATGGTCGAACTCGAACGGTCAGGACACGTCCACCGCGTCGACCGAAACGGCATCAGTAGACACAACCGGCCATGCTGGAGATGGCGGCTCACCAAGAAAGGCGAAGAACTCATGCAAGAGCTCTTCGATACCACGACACCAGACGAAAGAAAGTAAGGAAACCATGACAACGAAACCATTCACCGCCACCATCAAAGGCGAAAAAGTCACGGTAATTCAGAACGCGTACACGGGGCTCTTCCACGCAATCAAAAGCGACGGTCGGCATGCCCCAGTCAGCTACCGTCTCATCCGGACGCAGACGACCAGCCAGCAGCGACTCAAATATTGGCGGAACCGGCACGGATATACGCAGGCCGAACTCGCAAAGCTGGTCAACGTATCCAGTCCGACCATCATCATGATGTGGGAAAACGGACTGAGACACCCCCGCAAGGAATACCGACAGCGGCTCAATGCCGAGCTCGGCGGCGAGGTCTTCTTCGAGTAGCTCATCCTACGGCGTGTCGCATCATCACGGCACGCCGTTTATGATATGATAAAAACATCAATCAGAAAGATTGGCACAACACAAAAAGGAACAAAACCATGAAAACCATCAACTACATCAGCACCCTCATCCGACTCCTCACCCGCCAGCCGAAAGCCGCCGAAATACTCGACGAACACGGACTAGGCCCCGAAACCACCTTCGGCTGCATCGGAATCAACGACTTCGACAGCTTCATGAGACTCTACGGCCTCCTCAACACCATCGAAGACATTAAAACCACCACCATCAAACCAATCGAAGAAGACGGATACGATTTCACCGTGACCAGTCCAATCACCATCCACTTCTTCCACCTGAAATAGCCTCCAGAACAAACAAAAACGCCCTGCAGACGGCCGAACAAGCCAAACGCAGGGCGTTTTACATACCAGAACCAGTCAGCGGCTCACACCGGCATAATGCACACCAAACAAGCCCGCCACACCGGAACCGACCAAAGCGCAAGCACCACCAGCCACGGCAACCCACGACGGAACACCCGGCACCGCGCTCACCAGACTGGCCACAGCACCGGCAATACCCACCAACCCCGACACCAAGTACGCCCAACGACGAGTCTCAACATCAAAAGTCGGCACGTAATTGTCCGAACCATCGGCACACTCATTCGTGATCATGGTCTCCGAAGTAGGCTCACCAGTCAACACGTCATCAGCCAACACTGCATGCTTAGCCATAAACAATCCTTTCAATCAGTTGAAAATAATACCGCGGTTAAGCCGCTTCTGGAACTCCATGACAGCCGGCGAAGGAGCCCGTCCGATCATCCCATCACCAGCATACCCGTTCATCTCCATGAGGAACCGGTGAATGAACTCAGGCCCGGCATTACGCGGCCTATCCGTAATACCGAAACGGTGAGACATCCATTCCACCCAATCACTACCCGAAGTCCCCTCCTCCAAACAGGCGATATTCTGATTCTCGAGACAACGAATCTGACCGGACATGACACCATCAACCGTAGTGCCGGCAACCTCCTGAGCCCTACGCATCGTCGCCGGACCCCAAGACCCATCCACCGCAAGCTTCGGCATATTGGACGTCGCCGGCTGGTGAGGCACCGGATTCGACGGAGCCACCAAACCACGCGACAAACGATCCAACCGATCCAAATCATACGAGCCCGGACACTGCGTGTTATAACAGTCACGGTGACGGATCAACGGCAAATCACCATATTCGGCACGCAAGTCACGGATCAACTGCGCGACCGTCAGATAATCGCCATCGGACTGGCGGGGATTGCATTCGATGCCGATACCCATGTCATTGCCCTTGGAATGAACACCCACGCCGTCACCGGCATGCCACGCACGATCGTCCGGATCCACGATACAAGCCACGCGACCGGATTCGACCACGTAATGCGCTGAAGCGCCACGAGACGGACTACATAGGGTATTGATGACTCCCTCGAACGTCGGATGCGTATTCGGGTCACCCCACCAGTGAATCACGATGGCCTTAATACCATACGGGCGTCCGCTCGTATAATTCGGACTATCAAACTTAGTGATATATTCATATGACATTTTTGTCTCCTTTCAGACAAACAAAACATACCAGACAATGAAAAGAAACCTGGCAAAAGCCGGAGCCCAGGTGACAAGCAGATAGCCAGCCACCACCATGACACCGACAAGAAACGACGACAATAGGATAAACACGACGTTCTCGATGAATTCCTGACGCATACCACCAGCATACCAAAACCATTTAAGATAGACTTAATCTCATGAACGAACTAATATCCCCACTCTTCGGACTACTCGGCATCGCACTAGGCGGAGCCATCACATACACCACCACACGCCGCAACAACCTCACCACCGCCTACCAACACCTCGTCGAAGCCCAAGGCGAACTCAAAAAACAAATCGACGCACAAGACCAGAAAATAGACAACCTCATCGAAAGCCGCGACAAACTCCAACACATCAACGACCTCGAAACCGGCTACATCCGCAAACTAGGCCACTGGCTCGCCCAATTCTGCGAAATCATCGAAGACACGGAATTCCTCACACGCCACCCCAAACCCTCACTCCCCGACGAACTCCGCAACCGAATCTGCCCACTCTAACCCCACACGAGATACGAAAAAGCCCCGGCACACAACCGGGGCTTCCTCATATTAGACCGACCACGATAATCATATCAGACAGACCACGACAAAGTCGTAGAACTCCATAAACCCTTACCATACGTGATATCCCTGAAAGGCCTCACAGACAAGCCCGTCTTATCCAACTGAAAACCACTATACTCAACACCGGCCGCCGGAACGTTCAAATCAGTCACATTCGGCTTCACATAGTCCGGGAACGTGAGAATCTGACTCTTCTCCCACGCCTTCGCCTTCCATTCGGGCCCTCTCGTCGCCTTAACCATAAGACTGACGATATTCCCATACTTCGAGCACTTATACCAGACAGTCCAATCCTTAGCCCACTGACCCGGATTCAACTGGATATCAGTCAACGACAGCCAAACACCACCATCACGACGATACCGCCCACCAGTATCCTCAGTAACGGCCTCAACGCCATTCGCCACCGAGATAGAAGACAACTGAGCCCAATTATGCACCTGAATCGTACCGTCAGCATGAAGCTTCGGAGCCACATCAGACACGACACCGGCCTTAACCCTGGCCAAAACCAAACCATTAATATCCTTGAGTGGAGTATTGGCCGGCCACGACTGCAACCACGCCCCAGGAGCCTCACCATGAGACAAACTCGGATCATAAACCGCGACCACAATATAATAATCACCGGTCGAATCAGGCACCTTCACGGTCATAGGCTCCGTAATGGCGTACGTGTACGAGCCCACCCCAGCCCACGGGCTCACGACCCCACAATGAGGCTTGACAGTGACAGTCACCCCGCTGATCGTAGCCAACGGGACAGGACTGCCATACCGGACACCCTGAGGACAATTGAACACAGTCCCATCAGACGGGAACAAGAACGGAGCCACAACATGCCGATAATCATCAGCCGTGTAAGCGGGTGCCCCATTCAACGCAGTCAAAGGATGCAAAACAATATCACTCATAAATCATTCCTCACAATCAATCAGACGTGGACACACCCATTTTACCTACCAAGGAAGATAGCCGGGCAACCTCCGCCCTAAGCCCGTCCACCTCACTCATCGCCTCCTGAGCCAACCGTAAAGCGCCCACGCTCAACCTCGGATAATCAACCCCGGTCGGATTCCCGTCGGCATCATACTCGCAGAAAAAACCAAGCCCGGCAGCATCCAAATCCTCGGCAAGGAGCCCGACGACAGGCTGCGCGTCATCAAGCCTCAAATTCAGATCATCCTTCAGCCAATACACCCGCCATTTCACCTGGCGGAGAGCGTCAACCGGAACGAACTCGTCAGCATCAGTGGCATTCGCCACCGAATACACTGACGAACAGTCAACCCCCAACGTGCCATCATAAAGACAATAAACAGCCTTCCGAGGGCCCAACGAAAGCGGACTGGCAAACGCGTTCCGCACGCCGGTACCACCATGCGCCGGCACCACCACCGCATTCGACTCACCGGCGTCAGCCTGACTCTGCTCAGTGGTCAACGATTCAAAATCCTTCTCAACATCGGAAACACGCTCACCCAATCGGCTGATACTCTTACCGACACTAGCCGGTAACTCCGCCAACTGACGGCGAACCTCAGCGAACTGACGGGCGGTAGCATCCACACCATCCAACGAAAACTTGAACTTACCTTGCATCAGAACCTCCTACTGCAATACAGGCGTAATAGTCCACACGCCACTAAAATCAATGTCATAACCGACGACACGCGCCTCACCATGACCAAACCCAGAGAAACGGCCACTATCATCGGCAACAGTCCACGCGACGACATCCCCAGGCTTCCACTCCTCGTAAACGATCGGAGCAGCCAACAGGCTCAACGTCATGCTCAGGGTATTCGTACCATCCCGCAATTGCCGCAACGAAGCCGAAGCGTGAGCATCCAAAGTCTCCTTCTGCGTAATGCTCGACGACGGACGGACAACATGCTCCACGACAGGACGGTAAGACTGTCCGGCCACCATCATGTCGGAACGAAACTGGTCTTCACCGGCCGTATCCCCGACCGCCCACACCATGTTCGCCCCATAACCACTCGTATAATCTTCCACGATCCTGAAAGACGTCATCACGCTCTCATCAAACGTCGTAACCGGCGTAACGGAACCTATCCTATCCGCGACCGTCAAAACCGGCACATACCCGCCATCAACGATCCGCCATGACGTACACCATTCCGGACCGTTCTGCACGTTCGACAATTCCTGAAGAGCGCTCAACAACGTCTTATCAGAAGAAAACTCATACGTCCTATCACGACGGATCAGACTAGGAGACGACTCCACCGAAAGCATAAACCGGTGATCCTTAAGCGTACTCGACACAAGATCCTTCACAATCTCGCACTGGTCACGATTCGAATACGTATGATCCTTCACATACACGCTATCCAAATAATGTTCGATGGTCACCACGGTGAGAGACAATCCGCTCCCCTGCAAGGTACGTTCGCGTTTCACGACGATCCCGCCCCACAATACCGTCGACCCGCGAACCAGGAGAATCGCCACCCCATACGGGATCGTGGCCTCAACCCAATTGGACGGAATATTCCGCCACGGAAGCATCATCGTCTCACTCGTAGTCTCTCCGAAACGATACGAAAGCTCGGAAATCTGCAAGTCCGGAAACTCCGCCAACACGGTCCCGCTAGTCAAAGACACGGCAAGGAACTGGAACCCAGCAGTATCCCACACGACACGACCACTGCCGAAAACAGAAACCCCATTCCAAACATCAGTCGAACCCATGACATTCCTCCTTTACACGTAAGCCGGATAGAACGAAACCGTCATACGAGCCTCAGCCGAATACTCGCTCGCGTTGAAACCCCAAACATTCATACCAGGTTCCGCCTGACTCCACTCACGACGTTTGACACGACCACGCGCGGGATCCGTCCCATCAATCAGAATCTCATGCGTCACACCGTTAATGGTCACGTAATGGCCCCCACCCAAACTCATGGCAAAAGCTATGACATGGCCGCTCCCAACATGCGATACCTGCGGGTCCACGACAGGACCGTCAATACGGATCATCACCGGACTAGGAGCCGTACCCACATTCGATAATGCCACGTTACCGGATACGACTTCCTCGCTCCACATCCAAGACGACAAGGAATCACCATCCTCGAAATGGTAAGGGAACGTCATACCTCCCGACGAACTCGGCAGTCCCGTAACATCGGACACCGAACCCAACCCATACAAGTACGGGCTCAAAGACGTCAACCCAACACTGAAACGGAGAATATTCACCCCATCCCATTTGATCAACGGGGCCGACCCCGACTGCCATACCCGCACTTGACGGCCAATATCCCCCAATCGTGCGATCAGCAACATTCCGCCAGGATCCAAAACGCTTTTGAACGCGTTCCACGCATTAATGCATGATTCCGTACAACGGCCGATAATATACCCCTCGACGGTAATGGTACGGCCCTGCAAACGTGGCAGATTACCATACCAGCCGTCAGTCATGGTCTTCTCACTCGTCTTCAACGTGGACGCGACACCATCGAACAAGCCGGACACGTCCTGAAAGGTCACATGCCATTCGCACCCATCAGCATCCACGCCATAGAGAGGAAAACCGTTCAACGTCAACTGGATATCACGGGAATCAATCGGAAAAAAGCTCATAAGACTAGACTAGCTCCTTTACACGTAAGCGAAATTAATCATACGCACCGTCTCACGAGCAGCTGCCATCGGATCCGACGCGTTCACCGTGATAGGAGCCGACACTCGAGGCCCACTATTCGTATCCGTCAAAACCGGGGACGAGACAGGCAGACTCGCCGGACCATTCAACAAACTGTTCGGCATGATATCCGCGACCATGCGTTGGACCGGATTCACAGCCAGACTCATGTTCGCTTCCACGCCCTTGCCCAAGCCGGCCGGGATCATCTTACCTACCTCGTCACGAAACACACGAGACGGGGAATGAATACCCAACGCGCTTTTAGCCGCGTCCACGACATTGGAAGCCGCGTTCTTGGCTGCGTTCACAGCCGCGCCGATCGCGTTCTTAATACCGTTGACCAAACCCATGATGATGTTTCGGCCCGCATCCAACAGCCATGAGCCGGCTCCTGAGAACGCGTCCTTGATCTTACCGCCGATCCCTCGCACAGTGTTCAACACATTGTTGACACCGTTCGACACGGCACGGGTGATACCGTTCCAAGCACTGCTTACGAGCCCCTTGACCGCATTCCACACACCAGTCCAATACGCGCTGATGGAACCCATGACCGAACTGATCACGCCTGCAACAGCGTTGATGCCGGCTGACGCGTTGGCTTTGATACCGTTCCATATCGTCGTGGTGATGTTGCCGATGCCATTCCATACGCCATCCCAATTGCCTTGCACGGCCGCCAGGACCGTGGTGATGATGGCGTTGATGACATTCATGACACTCGTGATAACCGTCTGAATATAAGGAAACACGGCATCGATAATCCCCTGGATGGATGCGGCGACGGTCGTGAACGCAGCCTGAATGGTTGGCAGTGCGGCCTGCACCACCGCGGCCATGTTATTAATGACCGGCGTGACAGTGGTCATGATCATAGCCCCAACCTCGGTAATCTTCGCGACCAGTGAACCTAAAACCGGTGTGAAAGCTTGGAAAGCCGTATTCAATACCGGCATGATCGCAGTACCCAGATTCTGACAGGCTTGCATGAACGGTTGCAAGGCGGGCAACAGTTGACCGGACACGATCTCGCCGACCGGAGCGAACGACGACTGGAACACTTTGCCCATCTGGCTCAAAGCCGGGCCAGCCGAGGAGACGAAACCCTTGAAAAGGTTAGGCAGCCCGCCGATCCCCTCAGCGAGAGCACTCATACCCTCGGTCAACGGGCCTTTGAACGAATCCAAGAGTTGCACGCCCACATTCACGACGGACGCTTCCAGGTTGCCCATGGCACCCTCGATGGTGCTGGTACTGGTCGCTGCTTCCTTCGCCGCGTCCGTCATACCCAAATCCATGACGGCCTTATTGAATTCCTCGGCGGTGATCTCACCCTTGGCCATCGCGTCACGGAAGTCACCCGTGTACGCGCCGTTCTTCTTCATGGCTTCCTGAAGCTTGCCTGAAGCGCCAGGGATCGCGTCTGAGAGCTGATTCCAGTTTTCGGTCGTGAGCTTGCCCGCTCCGGCCGTCTGGGTCAATACCATGCCGACTGAACGGAACGTGTCCGCGTTACCGCCAGCCACGGCGTTCAGATTGCCGGCGGCTTCCGCCAAGTCCGCGTACCCGTCCACACCGTTCGCAGCCAACTGTGCGGTCGTGTTACGAATGTCGGACAGGTCGTAGACAGTCTGGTCCGCATACTTCTGCGTCGAAGCGGTCAAAGCATCGATAGTGCTCGTGTCCAATCCGGCGAAACTTAGTGTGCTCGCGAACTTTTGGGCTGAATCGGAAGCTTCGATGATATCACCGCTAAGACCCGAGATGGCGTCCACGGCCATACTGACACCGGTGGAGACCAAACCGCCCATAGCTCCCGCGATGGCTGCGAATTTACCGGTTCCTACGGAAGCCTTATTGGATGACTTGTCTATTTCATCCAAACCCTCGCCCGCTTGACGGGCCGATGCTTCGATTTGGTGGCTACCCGTTTGGATGGTTTTAACGCCGGCTTCCCAGTCCGAAGTGTTGATTTCAGCGTCGAGAGTGAGTGTGCTGTCAGCCATCGTTTATTCCTTTCCGAGCTGGTCTAGTATCCGGCTGATATGTTGGTCTCCGTGTTTACTGAATGCGCTTGTGAGGCATTCAAAGGTGAGACGGTATTGTTCAGCCAGGTGAATGTTTTGAATGTGTCGGCCTTCCTTGACCAGGTCGAGCATGAGACTTGGTGAAATGTTGTTTTCGAGCGCGTCTCGGACAGCCGACCATCCATACAGTGTGCCAAGCTCGGCAAGGATACGAGCGGAGGGAGACGTTTTACTGGTTGTCTCCTTCCGCTTGTATTTGCTCATCCGCTCCTTTTCCTCTGGCGTGGTGAGCTCATCCCATGATTTCATGGATTATTCGCCTTTGATGCTGATGGTGAGGTTTTCGCTCATGAGCTTGCAGAGGGCTGTCATGGCGCGATAGTAGGCGAGGTCGCTACGCTGTTTGGTTTGGGTCATCCATTCGTTGAACGCGTTACTGGGGGTCATGAGGTTGGCGACGAGCGGGAAGATGATGGTTTCCGCGGCTTCCAACGTTTCCCTGGTCATTTTGCCGGTGGTGAGCTTATCGATGGTTTCCGCATTGTCAAGGATGGTGAGGAGATCTTTCGAACCGAGCGGTCTCATGGTATAGACGATACCGTCGAGTTTGACGGTGAGGGTACGGAAAGACTTGCGAGTGTCGATGTCAAGGATTGGGGTTGCCATTGCTTGTACTCCATTCGATCGTGTTGTATCATGGTGATTGGATCCTTTATGTAGGAACCATTTCAAATTGGGCGCTCGTCGTGTTCTTTGCCTTTCTTTCACGACGGGCGCATTATTTTATCCTTGTCAGTCTGTCACGTTGACGTTGACGACAGTCTGCACGGATCCGGACTTGAAAGTGACGGATCCAGTACCGGCCTTCTTCATGGTGACGTTCCATGTGCCGTCGCCATTGTCAGTGGCTTCGGTCAAGCCTTCGGCGTCTACGGTGGTGGTGATGTCGCCGACTGCTCCGTTCGGGAATGCGGTCAGGTTGACTTTTACCACGTCGTTTGTCTTGCCGGTGATGGTGGATGGCGTGGCCTTTAGTTCGGTGATTTTGCTTTCATCTGGTTTGATGGAACCGGTGGTTTCGTCGTAGTGGCTTGGCGTGTTCAGGTCGAGTTCGCCCATGATGACTGCGCCTTCGTTTCCGGATGCCATGGTGCCGTTGAGGGTGACGATGAATGGGTCGCTGAGGCTGATTTTGAATTCGCCGCCTGCGCTGATGAGGGCGTTGGGGATTCGGAAGTCTTGTGCGCTGGATTGGCCGTCGCAGACGTTGTGGATGATGATGTCTCGTGGTGTGTTGCTGATGCATTCGTTGCCGCCGAATCGGACTTGGCCGGTTTCGCTCATGCTTCCGCTGATGACGCGTTTGAATGTGGCGTTGTGGTAGAGTTCGGGGAATAGCATGCCGAGGAATCGTACGCTTGGGCAGATGATGTTGAGTTCGAAGCTGAGTTCTTCGTAGCTGCCGTTGGGGACTTTGATGGTGCCGGATTGGGATGCGATTTCGGTGGTGCTTGGGGTTAGGGTGATGGTGCCGACTTCGTCTTGGATGTAGTCGGGGGGGATGATCATGTCGTCGATGTAGACGGTTTTTTTGCCGATGAGTGGGTATGATGCCATTTTTGTGTCCTTTCGAGGGTTGTTGGCTGTGTCTATTTTACAGTGTGGTGGGGTCGAGTTTGTAGTCGATTTGGAAGCGGATGCTTTTTACCCAGTGGCCTTCGTGGTCGATGGCGTCTAGGTCGATGGCTGTTGCGGGGTGGGTGCGGATTGACTGGTAGGTGATGTTGGTGATTGGTTGGCATGTGAGTTGGCAGTAGTGGGGGAGTTGGTTGTTGATGTAGTGGAGTAGTTGGAGCATGAGGCGGCCTTGGGTGAGTACGTCGTTGTATCGGCTGCTGATGGTGATTTGGTCGGTGTAGAGGTCGCCGTTGATGTCGACGGTGTTGGTGTTGACCCATATGCCTTCTTGGTTGGTGACGGTGCCGGTGTCGAGGATGGGGCTTGTGCCGAAGAAGAGGTTTTGGCCGTAGGTGCCGTAGCCTTCGTTTTGGAGGGTCATGCATATTGCGAGGTCTATCATGGGGTGTCCTTAGAGGTTGAAGTAGGTTTTGATTTTGTTGTTTGCGGTGGTGGCTGCGCGTTCTAGGTATCGGGTGGTGTTTGGGTGGAGTTGGTTTTTGTGTTCGCGGAGGCGGGCGTAGGGTACGCGATTGTTGCCGAATGTGATGCGCCAGTGGAGGGTGCCGGCTTGTTGGAAGCGGCCGCTGTTGCGTAGTGCGCCGGTTTTGACTGGCGCGTTTTGGCGGGCCATGCGGAGTATGTCTGTCATCATGCGGGTTCCGCCTTTGTTGAGTTGTTGTGTGGAGAGTTTGCGGACCCATGAGGCGGTTGTTTTGAGTTGGTAGCTCATAGGCTGTTTCTTCCGTATGGGTGGGCTGTGATGGTGATGAATTGGGTGGTTCCTGTGGTCATGTCGTCTCCTCTGCTGGCTTGTTCGATTTGGTAGGTGCGGCCGTTGCTGAGTTGGAGTATGAGGTCCGGCCATGCTTCCGTGTCTTCCTTGAGGGTTTCGGGTAGGTTGTTTGGTTGGATGTGGAAACGTCGGGATGTGATACGGCTTGCGTATTCGGTTGGCTGGTTGGTTTGTGTGGAGTGTTTGATGATGACGTTCAGGTCGGCGAGTTTGATGTTGTCGAGGCCGGGTGCCGTGTATTTCCAAAGGGTGGCTGGTTGGGTTTGGTTGGGGAAGAGTTGGAATGGGTCACATGATGGCATAATCGTTGCCTCCTAGGTCTTGTTCGTTCATCCACCAGGGTAGGTCGTGGTGTGGGGTTGGCATGTTGAGAATGCCGCCACTGTTTGCCGTGGGGCAGAGGCTCCACTGGTTGATCAGTGCAAGGTAGGGTGTGAGTGCGCGTTCGAGAGTGGTTTGCGTGCTGGTGGCGTAGGAGACGCTTACGTCTTCAATGCTTTTCGAGGTGACGCGGTCCGACTGGTCTGTCATTGATTGGTCGGCTTGGATGATGGACGTTAGAACGCCGGATAAGGGTTTTGGCAGTCGGTTGAATCCGTGGGTGCCGGTGATGGTGACTGGCATGCCAGGTAGGTATGTGGTGGTGAGGGTGAGTGTGTTCGCGTATTTCGTTTCCGGGGTGCAGCCGTCTGGTTTGGCGTAGTTGATAGTGTATTCGAGACTGTGGCCGTACGTGGATTCCACGTCGGTTACTTCGGAATACCATGAGGGTAGGTGTATATGTCGGCCGTCGTCGCTGACGAGGCATGTGAGGGTGTCCGTCGTCTCGTCCAGTGTGGACATGCAGAGCATGTTGGCCAGGTCGGCTAGTGCGGCGTCTTTCCATGTTGTGTAGGCGATTTCGCCGACTTGGGTGATGATGGTGTCGTCTATTATCATTTTTCCTCCAAAAGGTAAGGGCCCTATCCACGATTGTAGTGGATAAGGCCCTATCAGGGGTTTATTGGGGTTACTCGGCGGCCATGAGCCCGGCTTTGACCAGGGCGTGCACGATATCAGCAATGGTACCGGTGGTGTCGTTCACGTGTTCGGCTTTGGTGATCGACGCGGCGGGACCAGCTGGGCCAGCGGGACCAGCGGGACCAACGGGGCCAGCGGGACCAGCGGGACCAACGGGGCCAGCAGGACCAGCAGGACCAGCAGGACCCTGGCCCATTGTCACGGGCTGGCCTTCTTCGTCCACAAAGTTGATGACCTTTACCACGTTCAGGTTGTCTTCGGGTAGTGCCTTACCGCCGTTTCTGGCGTACATTTCAGTGTTCATCGTGCCCCCTTCACTAAGGCCTTCGGCTTGATGACCACTGCGGACTTCTCCGCGTCCAGTCCGCCGCCAGCGTAGATCTCCTGCAGATATTCGTTGGTGTTGGTCTGGAGTGCGAAGTTCGTGAACGATTCGACGGAAGTGTCGCCGACGAGAGCGTAGTGGGAAGCGGACACGACCACGCCAGTCACCTTCTTGTCGTCTTCCGCGGTCCACCATTCCGGGGTGATGATCTGGGAGACGCCGAGAGCGCGGGCGAGAGTGTCGTCACCGCCGAGAGCGATGAAGCTGTTGCCGTTCGCGTCGGCGCTCATGAGCAAGTCGGCTACCGTGTCAGCATTGCAGACGAGGACCTTGTTGCCCTGTGCACGGACCATGTGGGACGCCTTGACGAAGCCCATGAGCGGGGTTTCCTCGCCGAGCGTGTAGGAGCTGGCGAACTTGTTTCCAGCCCACTCCGACTCGGTGTCGGCCGCGTCGGCGGTGATAGCACGGAAGTGGGCCATGTCTCCGTAGCCGCCGAGCACGACCTGACGTTCGATTGTCTGGACGATGTAGTTCGGCAGTTCGGAGAGAATGTAGCGGAGCAGTGCGCCCGGCTTCTGCGTACGACGGATGTCACCCTTGTTCAGGGTGATGTACTTGTACGTGTAGTCGGCGGTCAGTTCACGTTTGACGAAGCTGGGGGTCTGTTCCTTCTTATTGGTACCGTATGAGTCGACCGGATATCCGTGGGCGCGGGTCTCTTCGGTCAGGCCGAGAATGTTACCGCCGATGGTGAGACGGTCCATGCCGGTCTTGCGGAAGAGATTCCACAAGCCGCTACCGCGCGTGTTGAGCGCGTCGGAGATGGCGGTGATGGCTTCGGTCGGGACGAACTTGTCCACATCGGTCTTGCCTACGCCAAAGGAAGCGGTGCCGGCCATGTTACGGGACACGGTGTCCGCCCACTCCTTGTGGAATGCTTCGACGCCCTTGTTGTCGTTATCGACGAGGGTGCGTTCGAAAGCGGCCATGGCTTCCGGGGAGTCGAGCCACGTCTCACGAGTGTGGGAGAAAGAGGCGACGCCGGACTGCTTGGCTGCTCGGTTGCTCTTGTTGATGATGACGAGCGGACGCTGGTTGGAAGACTGGACGGGTTCTTCCGGTGCGGCCTGTTCCTGAGTGTTCGAAGTGGCGGTCTGGTCGTCGATGGCGTCCTTGATGTCGGCTACCGCGTCGGTCATAATGTCGGTTACGGACGAGGTGAGGTTTGCGGCCTCGTCCGGGTCGAGCTTGAACTGGGCGACGGTGCGTGCCAGCTTGGTCATGAGGTCATTGTCCATGGTGTCTCCTTTTCGGTTGTTGATTGAGGTGAATGAGGCTCGGGGGTCGGCTCCACGGTAGACGACGCTGATTTCGACCAGTTCGCTGTCGTGGATGATGCCGTCCTTGCCGGGCTGTCTGTTGAATTCGACGGTGATGCTGAAACTGTTGGTGAGGCATCCGTCGGCGGCTAGCTGGCGGACGCGTTCCCCGTTGTCGACTTCGCTGAGTCTGGCTTCGGCCATGAGACCGGCGTCGGTCATCCAGAGGCGGGTGATGGTGCCGGCTTGAGCCTCGACTGATGGCATGTGGTCGATGAGGAGGGGGAGTGAGAGCCTGTCGGAATCATCGAGGTCTGACACGAGTTTCAGTGTCCCGTCTGTGAGTGGGGCTTTGAGCGTGTCGAGGTCTACTGTGAGTCCGCCGCACATTACCTTGCCTGAGTTGGCGAGGAATGTGAGGGTATGGCCTTCGGTTTCAGCGTTACCGCCACTGTGGGTGAAGCTCTTTCGAGTGGTCATGTCACCCTTTCATCTGGTGGTAGTGGTTATTCATGAACGTCCTTTGGGGGCTTGTGTTCAAGTACCCATAATAGCATGATGTGATATTCCAATAGGCTTCGGCAGTTTGGGCATTTGAGCGTGATGTCGACGTCACGCGTGCATGAGCCGAGGTAGCGTCCGCATTTCTTGCAGTGGATGTCGTATGCCATGGTCAAGCCTCCACGACTTCGTAGTCTTCGTAGCATCGGCAGTTCGGATGCCCGTTTGGGGTGTTCATGTTTTCGAAACTGTTGACGTATGTATGGTCTCCGACTTCGACGCTTGCACCGTAATCCAGGTATGAGCTGTCAAGGCCGACGGTAGCGCCATCCATATGCTTGCAGAAGTCGCATGTGGTCGCGTCTCCGCTGGATCTCCATACTTTCTTCAGTCGGACGCCCAGTGTTTCGCTCATGTTTTTCGCACTGTACAAGCTTCCGAGCCGTTGGGCTTGGACGGTTTCGCAGCGGGCGATGAGTTCGGCGTGCTCGTTGCCGAGGCGTGCGAGCTCGTTGTGCAAACGTCTTGCGTCCCATTGTTCACTGTCTGCCTTGGTAAGGATGTCGAGGGTTTTCGCGGTGATGGTCTTGGAGGTCGTGTTGGCGATGGATTCCAAGTGGTCGATGTATGCCGTCTTCACGTTTGTTGGGAGGTTGGACCAGTCGTAGAGGTTTTTCCAGTCGGGTTGCGTGTAGTCTTGCACTTCGACTGCGATTGGGTTGTTTGGGTGGGTTTCGGCCCATGCGGTGATGACTTGTTCGAGTTTGAGCCCGGTTTTTTTCGCATAGTTGGTGAGGTGTGTGATGAGGTCGTCTTCCACGTCGTTGATCCATTGTTGGCCGATGGTTTTGAGGTCGTCGCGGAGTCCGGCTTGTGAGCGTCGTGTGAGTTGGATGACGCGGTTGACGTAGGTGCGGGTGGCGGTTAGTAGGTGTGGTTCGGTTGGTGTGTCGTTGACGGGTTTGGAGGCTTTTGTGGTGTTTCTTCCGGAGGGGAGGAGGGGTGTGTCGTGGGTGGATGGGTGGAGGTTGAGTCGTCGGTATGCTTCGGGGAGGTTGAGTGCTTCGACTGCGGTTTCGACCGATGCGCCCATGTTGACGAGTTGGATGAGGTTGTTGATGCGGATTTGCTGGGTTTCCGCCTGGACTTTTTCGACTTCGGTCTGGGCGGGGAGGTCGAGGGTGAATGTGATGCCGTAGCCTAGGCCGCCGGTGATGCGGTCGAGTTCGAATTGCCATTTGTCCCATACTGTCATGCAGAGGGGTTTGAGGGTGTTTTCGATGAATGCGCGTTCGGCCATTTCGGCGTTGGCATAGGTTTGGCCATTGTCGATGCCGCGGATGATGTCCGGGACGGCGAGTGCGTTGGCTAGACGGTTGTTGACGACGTCGTTGACCGTTTGTAGGTCCAGTGAGTCGTTGGAGTTCTGGAATGGTACCCATACTAGCTTGCTGGTCTGGCTGGGCTTGTGGGTCAGGGGGTCGACGGGGATCATGTTGTAGGCGATGCCGTTGTTGTTGCCGGCTCCGCGGAATGTTTCTTCGAGGCGTGCACGGTTGCGTTGGAAGTCTTCGGCGTTTTCGGAGACGATGCCGAGCATGCCTGCTGGGACGGCGTTGTTGCCGAAGAATCCGCGTTCGTAGTCGGCGATCATGTCGTCGACGTTGGCCCATTTTTTGATGGTCATGGCGGGGCTGATGCCTCGCGTGGGGTCGTCGGGGTGGCGGCTGTACGAAAGCGAGATGGTTTCGTTGCGGGTGAATTCGTATTGGCGGGCTCCGTCGCCGAAGTCCATGGTTACGCGGTGGTACCAGTCGGAGCGGGTGTCGTTGTAGACGCGGCTGTTTGCCGGGAGGAGGGTGTAGCCGGTGATGTTGTCCGGGGTGATGGTGCCGCCGGGGCCTTCCGTCGTCCAGATGAGAATGTCCACGTGGGATTTGGTGAGCATGCCTGAGGCGATGAGTTTGAGGAATTCTAGGCAGCTGTACGTGTCGTTAGGGGCGTATAGGGCGTTTAATGCGGGTGGTGCTGGGTCGAGACGGCGGCCGTCCGAGGTGACGGCGTAGGGGATGACGGTGCTGAAACGCTGGGCGATGGCGTTCACGTACGGGAAGACGTTGTCGTACGTGTCGTGCACCGGGATGTTGTTGCCGCCGATTGGCTGCCAGGTGTTGCCTCCGGCTGGCGTCAGTGTCGTGTGGGGAGCGTTGGTGCGGCCGAATGCGTTCGCGAAGCCTGAACGTAGGTTGCTGAGAATAGTCAATTTGCCTCGTTTCGGTATGTAATGTCCTATCGCACCATTCTACCGTCTACGGGTTGCTGGATGGTTAGCAGACCATGACATCCCATGATGGAAGTTGCGGTGGCTCATAGCATGCGAGGAGAACGCTGTCGGCGAGGTCAGGGCTGCCGAGGTTCATGGCGTCCTTGTAGTCTTGCTTGCTTTCGATTTGCCGTTGGTTACGGCTGGTTATCTGCCATTTTCGTGTGGTGAGCTCGGTCGTGAGCTTGGCTAGGTCGGGGAGATGGGGGTTGATGCTGAGTTGGGGGAGCATGGTGGCGAAATCAAACCATAGTTCGGAAGCGACGTTCGGGTATTGGGGGTCTTTCGGTTTCCCGGCGTAGTTGATGCCGGTGGCGGGTAGCCCCCATGATTTGAGGAGGTCTGTGAGGCCTCCTCCTACGCCAGTGTCGTCGATGCGTATGTCGATCGGCTGGTATTGGGATGCGCGGAGCCTGATTCTTTCTCCGGTGTCCACGATGCTTGCATGCGTCCATGATTCGAGTGTTTCGATGTGGTTGCCTTTTTTGATGGTGAGTGCGGTACGGTCGTTGCCGTATCGTGCTACGTCGATACCGAATGTTACCGGGCCGTTTTCTGGGGCACGGTGGATGGCTTCGTTGAGCATGTCATCGCTAATGAGCTGGTTGTCGGTGTCCGAATAGGGGAGTCCTAGCCAGATGTGACCGAAGTCGGCGGTTTTCCGGTCGGCTTCGATCATGGCGAGCACGTCTGGGCTGAGGAGTCTTTCCACGTCCTTGAATGTGGTGTGCCAATGGCAGGTCTGCCTGTGACGTTCCTCCGAATCTGTGGTGATGAAGTATGTCCAGACGGTGTCGTGGCTCGTTCGTGGATTCCATGTGAAGATCAGCGTGGAATTGGTTTTGCGGATGGTCGGGATGAGCGTGGTCAGGCTTTCCTTGCCGACCGTTTGTGCTTCCTCGACCCAGCACACGTCGATGCCCTCGATGCTCTTGATGCTTTCAAAATTGTTGTGCAGGCCGCGGAAGATGAAAGTGCTGCCGTTGATGTGGCTGATGCTGTCGCGGGTGATTTCGAATCCTTGCAAGCCGAATTTCCGGATGGTGCCCACAAGAAGCTTATGTACGGAGTCTGCGATGCTGTTCTGGAATTCTCGTGCGCATAGGACGGTGATTGGCTGACTGGCGGCACGGAGTATGAGGCTTTGCGCGACGGCGGTGCTTTTGCCGGAGGCTCTGCCGCCGGAGTAGCAGTAATAGCGATATGGTGGCGTCTCCGTGTGGAGCCACCACCATAAATCGCGGTATGGTCTTGCTATCTGCATGAGTCCAGTCTATGTGCTTACTGGTCGTCCTTGTTGTTTCCGGGGTTGTCGTCGAAGACTTCGAGTGTGATATGCGGCGGCTCGTAGCCGGTGACCGATACGTCGGTGGACTGGCGGGCCTTGCCGTCCAGCCTGTCGATGTAATCGGCCGCGACCTTCGGATCCTTGGAAGCGTTGAGAATGTGTCTGATGGCGATTTTCTGCACCATGGTGAGACTCGGGTCTTTGATCCTTTCGTTGAATTCTTCGGCGGTGAGCTTACTGAATTCGCGGATCCAGCGGGTCGGGCTGGTGTCTTTGGTCCATGAGCCTCGGTCCTGGGGGCGGTCTTGGAAGCCGCCTTTACCTGTTGGATTGCATGCTCCGCTGACGATGCGGCCGTGTGCGTCTCGTACTACTGCTTCTGTCATAGATCCTATTATACGGGGACAAAAATGCCCCTCCGGGGTTTGGAGGGGCGTTGCCTGTCAGGAGAGTAGGAAGATGATCAGGAGCTTCATGAGGGCTATTGCGCCTGTTATGCCGAGAACCGTGCCGGCCGTGATTAGGGCGTAGGCGGCGATGATGCCTAGCTTGTAGCTGAGCGGATGCTTTTTGGGGTTCATTGTGTTCCTTTCTGTCACCATTCGTCGTTGTAGGATTGCGCGTACGGGTCAGACTGTGGGGCGTTGCCCCAGTTTGCGGCCTGTTGCTGCGGTGTCGGCTGCTGTGGTGTGGACTGTTGGTCTTTGGCTTTCTTCAGGACTAGGTTGATGGTCGCGTAGTTGATGGTGAAGTCGGTGCGGGGCTGCCCGTTGCGGTCGGTTCCGGTCTGCCATTTCAGGTCTCCTTCGACGCGTACCGGCGTGCCCTTGTGGAGGTTCTGGACGTAGGCTGCTGAGAGACGCTGATCGTATTCGAAGATCGTGGCGAACATCGTATCGTGGTCGACCCACTGTCCGGTCTGCTTGTCCTTGTGGCTTCCGTTGGCGGCTACTCGGATGAGCAGGTATGGGGTGCCGTTCTTGGTCTGTTTGGGTTCGGGGTCTGCGACGAGGCGGGCGGAGGGGAGAATGATGTGCGGATCGTTCATTGGGGTGTTGTCCTTTCTTTTTTGGTTAGTGGTTGGTTGTTTCGAGGGTTTCGTTCAGGCGGGTTTCGCCGAGACGCGTGTGGAGGAGGGCCAGGCCTTTGCGGGTGATTCGTACGGTGGGTGGGAAAGCGAAGATGCTGCCGTCCTTATGCTGCCCGTGAGATCTTGACTCTACCATGACCAGGTGTCTGGCTTTCACACGGTCCGAGGATGCCCACCATGTTCCGGCGTGCCGGTACGTCCAACCGTGCTGGCTGAGCCATTCGCGCAGTTCCTTCTCGCCGATGGGCGTGCCGGCGTTCGAGAGCAGTTTCGCCGCATCCCTGACCAGTATGGCGTCGGGTACGTTGGTGAAGTCGTCCAATGCCTTCGCTTTCGGTTCCAGTTCCTTGACTTGATTTTCGGCTTCGATTCTCTTGGCTCGTTCCTCTTTCAGGCTGGTGAGCAGTCTGATTCCGAAATCCGGATCGGCAAGGATCTGGTCGATGGTGGCTTCGGTGGCGTAGATGCCATGCTTGCGGATGGATGGGAGTACCTCGTGGGTCACCCAACGCTGGAAGTCCTTGGCCTCCGGCTTACGAGAGCGCATGACTAAGCGATACAGACCAGGTTCGCTGATGATGAGTGGCCTTCTTCCAGGTTCAGACCAAACATAGGAATTTCCTAGGTTTGTTTTCTCATCATCATAAAGAGACTGCAATGCATCGGACGGGTTGCTGATTTCTAGGATGTCACATACGTCCTTGGCTACGAACCACGGGTCGCCGTTTTCGTCAGTCAGGGTGCGCAATGGCGTGTTATTGAAGTTGAATGTTTGGATTTCGGTATTCATTTGGTTGCCTTTTCTTTTGTCGGTTATGGCTTATTCGTAGAGGGGTAGGCGAGAACTGCCTACCCCTCGTGTGGTGGATTGTGTTTTAGTTGTCGACCTCGGTGGCGTCTTTGGTGGGGATTACGTCCGGGTCGAGGAAGTAGCAGCGGCCGACTTTGATTGCGTGGAGTCGTCCTTCGCGGATGAAGCGGCGGACTGTCTGAATGTTGAGCTTCCAGCGGTGGGCGTATTCGGGAACTGTTGCGGTGTAATTTTTAGCGTTCATAGGTCTTATTATATAACGCGTCGAGTATTCTTGCAATCTGTTTCGCGTTGGTGTGTTGCCGGTAACGATAACATAAGGCGGTGTTTCAGATATAAAAAAATGCTCAACCGGGGGAGAGGGGAGAAGAACCCGGTTGAGCAGTCAGCTGTCAAGAGTACACAATGAAGTGCAAGACTCACTATAGCACCGTCTTCTCTGTATTGCAATCGGCGTGTGGATGGCCTGTCGTCTGTTCGGCGTGTCGCGAGTGTGATCATGATATTGTGTATATATCAAACAACGCAGGACATAAAAATCCTGCAACCTAGAAAGGAAACAAAAATGAACGAGCAGAACAACAACCAGCCGACCCAGCAGCCGACCCAGCAGCCGACCCAGCAGCCGATCATCATCAACAACGTGACGGCGCAGCCGGATGACAGCGGCAAGAAGAAAGCCCCGGGGTTCATCAAGGTGTGCGTATACTCCTTCCTCACCTGCGGGATCTACTTCTTCTACTGGCTCGTCAAGAGCATTAACGGCGGATACCGCAAGCGCTGACACTGACTCAAGATAAGACAATCCCCGTCCCTGGTCTTTCGACCGGAGGCGGGGATTATTATTATTCAAAGGAAAAGCAGCCGGGACGGGAAACCAATAAAACGCCCCGACACTCATAAGACTACCACAAAAGGAGGCGCTAAATGGAAATCATGCTGGACAACGGAGCGTACGTGCCGTCACGAGGCCACGGGACCGACGCGGGACTTGATCTGCGTACGTCAAAGGCCGTGACGGTACCGGCGTACGGGAGCGCGATAGTCGATACTGGCGTGCACGTTGCATTGCCGCATGGATGCGCCGGACTGCTCGTCAGCAAGAGCGGACTCAACGTCAAGCACGACGTCACGAGCACCGGGCTCATCGATGAGGGTTATACCGGAAGCATCGTGGTCAAGCTCTACAACCATGGCGGAGAAGACCATGAGTTCGAGGCCGGGGACAAAGTCACGCAGCTGGTCGTGATACCGGTGGTCTGCGAACCATTGGAGCAGGTGTCTGCGTTCAACCCGTCCGAGCGTGGCGACAATGGCTTCGGAAGCACCGGGAGGTAAGACATGTGGAGCGGACGGAGCAAATACCACGCAAAAAAGACAACGGTGGATGGCGTCACCTTTGATTCGAGGCGTGAGGCTGACCGGTATCTCGTCCTGAAGAGCATGGAGGAAGACGGAATCATCGAAGATCTTCGCCGCCAGGTGCGTTATGAGCTCGTGCCGGCCTTCGACGTGGACGGCAAGCACTACCGGCCGGTGTTCTACGTGGCTGACTTCGTCTACGTGGAAGACGGCAAGGAGGTCGTTGAAGACGTGAAAGGCATGGCCACTGACGTGTATAGGCTCAAGAGCAAGCTCTTCGCACGACGGTACGGCAAGGTCATCAAGGAGACGTGACATTTTAGGTGATGGCATGGCCCCGGTGAGTCTTGGAGGAAACCCTCCGGACTGACCGGGGCTTTATTTTTAGCCATTATCGACTGGTGAGCGGTAACCGCACAGTCGGGGGACCTAGCCTCATTATCGTAGTACCCCTACCTTGATTATCGTAGTACCCCTACCTTGATTATCGTA